AAAGGAAATCTATTCCAGTTATACCATTTTTTTTTTGCCATATTTGTTTTACAAGCTTGATCAATCATCCCCACTCCGTTTCACTGAAAGATTGCGGCGGCTGGCAAGGAACGAAAAAACATCACTAAGAACGAACCAGGCAACCGCCGCAAAGGTTTATTTCCAAAAAAATCTATCACCGCACAAAAAATGCCTTCTATCTCTTGCGTCTGTAATCAGCGCAAATAAAAATACTGGAAGCGACCAAATCGGAATAGTAATAACCATTGCCCAATTAACTAGCAATTTGATTGCTCTCACGCAACACCTCGGAAGCCAAGCAATCTATCTTTGCGGTAAGCAGAGATATTCACGCCATCCGATTGATTCCCACCGAGGCAATAAATAAAGTCTTTATCTTGGCTATCGAAGAAAGAAACATGGCCACCGCCCGTGCGAGAAAATACTACAATGCAACCTTTTACTGGCTGCTTTAATTCCCTTCCCCATTTCATCCATGATCTAGCCGCAGCGGAATTAGTACCTTCAACGCCGCATTGCTTTACTACCCAATTGGCAAAAGAACTACACCATGGCGTTTCTTCATCGGTAGCTTTTAAAGAAGTCGCTTGGTGATACTCCAAGATTTTCTTTTCTTGCTTGCTGCCAGGAATCTCGTGAATTCCCATTTGCGTTTTTGCCATTGCATAAAACTGATCGTATATATTCACATTCTCTCCGTAGTTTACTGCTAGTGTTGCTTTTCTTATTTGTTCTTTTTTAAGTGCTGCTCTAAACGGGCTCCAATATCTAGCCAATCCCCTCCAAGGAGATTTATCGCTAGAAATGCAGCCATCTTGAATAATCCATTTTGAAGCGATTGCCAGCATTGCCTTAATGTTAGTCTCTGGGTCAAATAGTTGCTCCTGAGTCACTTTAAAATTATAACCAGCAAGGGATTCAACGCTTACTTGAAAGAGCCCACAGCTAACCACAGGCTTTCCTTTGGCATCATTAAAGCTTTCTTTGTATGTGCATTTAGGATCGAAGCCAGATTCAAAGCGGCAAAGCTCTGTAAATAAATTCACATAAAAATTTCTGCGCTGATCTAAAGTAAGATTCGCAAAGTTAATGCAATACTGGTCAATGTCGCTTGGCACCACTGCTAGCATCTTTGTTGGCAGGTTTTTATAAATTATTTCTTTCCACTCTAGCTTCATTTTTTCTCCTTAGTTAAATTAGATGGCAAAGCTCTGCGCCTTACTCCATTACTAAATTCTATTTCATAGGTTTTACTCCCAGCCACAGTAATAGTCGCGGGAATATACTCTACTCTTTTTGCACCAGAGTAGTGTGTGCTTCTCATGTAAAAAACTTTCTCACCCTTTGCGTACATAATTTTTGTCATTCCTCGGTGAAACAAAATAAATAACTCTTAATATTACAGCGCACCAAACTAATGCCCCGCCTAAAATAATAAATTTCATAAAAGTAGTTCCCTCGGTTGAAATTAATACAAACTTGCTCTTATTCTGAATAACACTTGATTCTAGAGAATACAAGGTACTATGTATTCTTCCCAGAAAATAATTACCAAGCGAGGAAAGACAATGCTCTTGAAAGACTTTTTGCACTCAAAAGGAATAGATTACGCTCCCAAACTTGATGGCTCATTTGAGAGATTTTCCATAGGGGAAAAAGAAAGTAATGGCTGGCTAGTGGGCTCCCAGTATTCTGCTTACTTTGGCAACTGGAGTACAGGCGAAAAATTTACTTGGCGATCAGACGCGGCTCTTGAGCCCGGAGAAACGCAAACCTCTAGAGAAGAGGCTACCAAAGCCCTTTTAGAGAAATACAACCAAGAAAAAATGCTCAAGCAAAAAGAGGCGCGAGAAAAAGCACAGTATATATGGGAGAAAGCTTCCCCCTGTTTTTCCCACCCCTACCTAACTAAGAAGCAAGTAAAGGCATACGGCCTAAAAATTTCCCACACGGGGCAGCTAATTGTACCTATATATAATGATTCTTTAGTATCTTTGCAGTTTATAGATGAAAGCGGGTCCAAGAAATTTCTGCCAGGGGGCCAGCTCTCAGGTTCCTGCTATTACATAGGCAATCAAAGTATTCTAGACAAAGTATATTTATGCGAAGGATATGCTACAGGGGCCAGTGTGCTAGAAATACTGGGAGAGAAAGAAGCCCTAGTGTGCATTGCCTTTAACGCCGGGAATTTAATTAAAATAGCAGAGCAGTATAAAGATTGCCCCACACAAGTAATTATTTGCGCCGATAATGATATGCTCACCGCTAATAATCCGGGGCTCTCAGCCGCCATTGAAGCCCAAAAAATATTGGGGCAAAATAAATGCAGTATTAAAGTTCCAATTTTCACCCCGCAAGAATCAAAAGACAAAAATACAGATTGGAATGATTATGTGAAATTGTACGGATACACCAAGGCAAGGGCTGTATTCAATATGAGCAGCACACCCCAGCCATCTCTCCCCCCCGCTAAAAATAGCTATACCAACCTGCAAGATATCCCCGTCACCCCTTTGAAGTGGCGCACAGATAAGAATGGCAAGGGAATTAAACCCACCCAGAATGAAGTGGGGGAGGCTTTATATAGGCTATACGGCGCTGATCTAATGCGAGAAAAGAGAGAAGTATTTGAATGGAGAAATACTCATTGGGTAGAGTTAGAGCCCGTTAATTTCAAGCATTTTATAAGAGGCTCGGCGCAAATACTGCTAGGGGGCCACGCTACGGATAAAGATTTGAACTGCTATTTCAATATCTTTATGGACAAGCTAGAAAGTATTCCCGCCCACCTAAGTTTTTACACCCAAATGCCCACGCTAAGTAATTTTCTAGATGGCACTTTGCATATTAACCAAAAAGAAAAGACTTTAGAATTTCACCCACACTCTAAGTTGGATTTTTGCACGTGGGTTCTCCCATACGAATATAAAGCACCCCGCCCAGCTAACCCAGTATTCCAAGAATGGCTGGACAAAACTTTTAGGGGAGACTCAGAGAAAATTAGAGCTATTTCCCAAATAGGGGGTTCTTGCTTAGTGCCTATTTTCCCAAGATTAGTATTTTTCTTTGGGCCAGCGGGCACTGGAAAAAGTACTTTTGCAAAACTCTGTTCTGCCTTCATTGGAAAAGATAACTATGCAGCCTGCCCACCGGAGGAAATGCAGGGGTTTATGATGGAAAGTCTAATAGGGAAGCGTGTGAACATTATTACTGATATCAGCGGGGGCCGTGTGGACAAGGGAGTGTTTAAAAGGATTCAAGACCACACTAATATATTAGTGAATAGAAAGGGCCGCCTGGCCGTGCAAGCTTCTATTCCTAGCCTGCATTTGTTTTGTGGCAATGATTTGCCAAAGGGAATAGACGGGGAAAGTAATGCCATGGATAGGCGCGTTACCATTATTGAAATGGACCAAGTGATGGAAGAGAAAGATATGGAGTTCGATTTTGAGCAGAAAATTTTGGCAGGAGGGCAGGGGGCTATTCTGGATTTTTTTGAAGCGGGCTTGCGGGATTTGCTGAAAAAGGGAAAGTTTTTTAACCCGGAAAGTGGCAAAAAAAGGCTCCAAGAATGGAAGCTAGAAAATAGCCCAATTTCTCAGTTTTTATTTTTCTTGGAAAAGGGCGATATTGAGGGATTGCGCATTGCGCCAGAAGGTAAGATTCGCCAGAAAGATTTGTACCACTCTTACGAAACGGCGGCACCTAACAAGCAGAATTTGATGTCCAGGGTGCCGTTCTTTCGGGAAATTAATAAGAAATACCCGAGAATTACAGTCAATGGATACGATTATTTTAAAGGAATTGAGATAATTGGTCAGGATTTGCGCGGTGTGTAGTGGGCACCCGGCACCCGGATTTTGGGGAAGAGGCACCCGAGTTAAGTTGTTGATATTGTTGGAAGGTTAGGGGGTCAGGGTGCCAAAGGTGCCAAAGGTGCCTATTATTATTATATCTATTGTATATGGAAATATAACGCTATACGTGCATACACATAGTAGAGCCCCGAGTTTGAAAATACAGGCACCCGAGGCACCCGAGGCTACCTAATAAATTAGTCCACTATTATTTGACGCGCATAATTATTTGCTAAAATTGTGGCCATTTGATGCGGCTCATAAAAGTAAGTATTTTTTGGGCAATTTTCACCATGGAATAATGCAGGGGGCAATAATTCGGGCTCCCATTCCAGATGCGCGAGAAGCTTTGCCTGTGTTGGAAGGAAGCACGTAGTCAAATCTAAGGTTTTTCCCTGGTAGACATTCCACACGTGCATTTCTGGAAACCTTCCCGCCTGGATATGCTGAAAAGCTTCCAGCGGTTCAAACAGGTAGGAAAAATGCGTAGGATTGCTCCCATTATCCAGGTTTGTGCATTTCCAGGATAGCGAACCCGCCACGATAGGCGCGTTTAGTATTCTATTCGCCGCTATAGCGTACAATAGGCAAGCGCCATGAGGTTTGGTGTTAGTTTCAGCACAAAGCCTCTCTGCGAGGCTCCCAATGCGTTTAATTGGTATAGTCATTTTTAGCCATTCCCCTTCCCTATGGCTTTGAATACCTTTTCAAGCAATGCGTCAATGTTCTCGGTTTGGTTATCAATTGAGAGCAATAATTCCCCGCTATCCTTTGGCTTTGATAATGTTTTTGGATGGCCTAATCCGCTGCTAGCTTGCTCATTTACCGAAGCACAAGCGGCCACATAAAGATTAAAGATTGCGCGGCGAAAAAACCCGGAAGTGAAGCACCTAGCCAAGCTACACGTATCCACGTAGTCACCTGCACGTTTCACGCACACGGTAAAGTTTGCTTGTCTATCGCCTTTATTTGCAAATAAGCCTTGAGACTTTAGCAGCAAATTAACTTCACAAGTAATACCCGCATTTTCAATGCTGGAAAATACAGCCCAACAGAACGCGCCAAACTTGGCTATTTCTTTAGACCTATGCGCAGCGGAAAAACAAAAGTCTACGTTTACTTTAATAGTCGGAAGAATCCCGCTTTGGTTTTTCTCGGTAGCTTGAAATGGTTTGATGTCCCATTTCCTATCCATACTCCATTCCCCGTCGGTTTCGCTCATGATTCGCTTGCGGGTAAAACCTACAGGTGAAAGGTTAGCTTTGAGTTTACTTGTAAACTCTTTTAGCTTTTCCTTTTCTTCCTCGAATTGCTTTAGATTGACGCTATTTCCTTTCTCCCATTCTAGTACTTCCTCTGCTTCGCATCCTGTAAAATAGCTATCGTCTGAATACCCTGCGCTTCGGGTATTTTTTGGCATTAATTCTGCTCTAGTAGCTTCGGGATACGCCAAAGCATAAAGCCTAAGCGTATCCTTTGCAGTAGCGTATAAATCAAAATCATTTTTGTTTAGGCTAGTTGTAATTCCTAGATCATTAAATAGTGTTTGCATCTTATTCATTTTGTACTCGCTTTCTATTGGGTAATTACTAAAAAGGTATTTCTTCACTTGATTCTTTAGAGAATAGTCCGATTTCTTCTGCCAATCCCTTTGGCCATGATTCGGCAAAAGCTAGGCTAAAAGCTTTTTCCTTTGGAAAACCCGCAGTGATAGCGCCATAGGCGAAGCTAATAGAGCGAGTGGAAATGATTTGTTCCGCGTTTCTTTCTATTAATTTCTTTCTAGCCTTGTGCAATACTTTTAGAAGCTTAGAATCAGGGCAAAGCATTGCCTCTAATTTTTCGTTATAGTCGATAGACACAAAGAAAAATCTATCTAATGTGGCTTTGTCTAGTCTAGAGCGGCCAGTATATTGGCTATTCGCTCCACTACCAAAAGTGTTCGCAGCTGCGATGTAGTAAAAGTCTTTGTGCATCTTTAATTCTTCCCCTGTTTGTGGATTAGTAAAAAAGCCATTGCCCAAAGCAGCGTTAAGAAAAACCATAAGGTTTGAATCGGCGCTATCCTGCTCATCTCCTAAAAACACCCCACCATTCTTGTATAGCTCAACAAATGGCGCGGAAATATAGCCCACGGGGGATTGCCTGCCAGTCAACCAAGTTTCACTTGCGCCCATAGAATAGGAAACGTGCCCAAAGTTTAGTCCCTTCGCTTCCGCTATTTGCTTGGCTAGTGTAGTTTTTCCGCTACCTGTAGGCCCTACTAGCCATAGCATCTTATCTCTTTGCTTACCTATTTCCATGGCGGTGATAATTTCCGCTAGTTGTGGATGCGCTTCATGAGTTAATTTCTTCACTTCTATATTGCCTAATTTCACGTGCATTACTTTGGAGTTAGTGGCCGCAAGCTTTTCGGCACGTGCTAGAATCACGTTAGCTTTTTCATTCGCTTGCTTCATTGTATCGGTAACAACTTGAGCGGCTAACTTGCGCAAAGTTTCTTCTATTCCGTCTAGCATAGGAGTTTTTGTTTCTTGTGCTTCGCTTGCCGATTCTTCCAAAGTTTCCAAGCTAAAAAGAGAATTGCTTTCTATTTCTAGTTTTGGCTCTACTACTATTTCGCTAGTAGCTTCGGGCAATCCTTTAGCCTCTCTCAAAGCGTAATTTTCAGCAAACGTGCCTACATAGCTAACTTGCCTATCAGTTAGCTTTTCCCCTCGGATAAACTGCGCTTTAAGGGAAAGAATAAATTTATTCCCGCCATTGTAAGACTTTAAAAACTCGCTTTGTTTTTGTGTTAATTGACCCATGTTATTTGTAAACCTTTCTTATTTAATGTTTCTATTAGTACTCTCGAACAAGGCAAATAGACCACATAGTACCGTGTAATGCAATAGGCAAATAAACTTTTTTCTATTTTTATTCTCGAATCTCAAATTAAGATTTCTTAACAATGTTAATATTCTTAACAATTCAAAGTTAATTAACGCTTTGAAGCAATGTTAACTATCTTAACAATTGACGGTCCACCTAGCCTCCTAACCTAAGCACAAACTGGAACTTGAACTCTATTTTGGAACTTACAAATAGACCTATTTTCCCTAATCTATTCGGCCACCTAGCCTACTGACAAATAGACAGCTAACGCATAGCGCATTGACAGGTTGACTATGAGCATTAGGGCAGGTGCAGCGTAGGGCAGCGGGGCAGAACTGACTGGGGGGTGGGGGTGTCACGGTGAAAATAAATTTACTATCAAAGACCTCTTTCCAGCGCGAAAAAACCCACAAAAAACTAGCAGATAGAATCTTTATAAGGCACCCTAACCTAATGACATTTGACGACTTGCCCGAAACAAAGAAGGCACTACTAAGCCACGTATTCGACCCCCAAAATGAAACTTCCCTTTGGAATTACCTGCCACAGCCGTATAATTACCAACTTTTGGAAGTAGTTTCTCAAAACGAGGACACGCTACTAGAGATTTTCCCGGACGAAATGCTTCTCTTAAAATACCTCCGCGCCCATAAAGCCTACGAACCAAGTGTAAATGACCAGCGTTTACGGCACCTACTTTGGTTGGAGTATGAAAATTCCTTTATGGAAAATCGCAAGATTTCTATTAGAAACGTCCACAGTTTAGTATGTAACGATAAATCTTTTAAAGCGTTGTTCCTAAAGCTTCCATATAGAGCCCTGTTCTTTTGTTGTAGGCCAGCTTCTTATCAGCACGTTATTAAAGAAATGCTTAATCATGGTATGGGTAGGCTTCGCCAAATCTTGGATATGCCGGACGTAGATTCCAAAGGGAAACCAGATTTAAAGATGCTTGCGCTGAAAGTAAAAATCACAGCCATGATGGATATGCGTATTCATGGGGCACCTACTCAGAAGATTCACCAAGTTACCCAAAATCTTATTGGCAATACTCCTGTACCAAAAGGAGAAGACGTAAAAGATTTAGTGAACAAGGGAGATATGGCCACTATCCAACAGCGTATTAAACAAATTGAGCATGAGAAAAGAAAGCTAGAGGGCCGCACAGCCACTATTGATGTGACCCCCGAACCTGCTATCCCGGTGCCAAGTGATAAATAGCCCAAATGAATTTATTATCTCTCAGCTTCAGAAGGAAATAGAGATTCGCAAGGAACAAGAATTTCTAAAGACCCACGGCCCTGAGTACATAAAATTAAAAGAAGCGGAGTTAGCCTTAAAGAAAGGTCTTCCCCATCTTTATGGATTTCCCTTTTACAAATGGGCGTTAAAATTTTTCGAGTCCAAAAACAGAATGAACTTTCTGTGTGCGGCCAACCAAATTTCTAAAAGCTCCACGCAAATTAGAAAAGCTATTCACTGGGCCACCGAGCCTTCTCTTTGGCCCACCCTCTGGCCAAACGCTACTCCCAATCAGTTTATTTATTTCTACCCCACAAGTAACCAGGCCAGTATTGAGTTTGAAACGAAGTGGAGCTTATTTCTTCCCAAGGGGGAATACAAAAATCATCCGCAGTACGGGTGGACAGATGAGTGGAAGAACAAGGAAATATTTGCGGTTCACTTTAAGAGCGGCATTTCTATTTATTTTAAATCCTACAAGCAAGGGCCAACTGCCCTACAAACCGCCACTGCGTATGCAATCTTTTTGGACGAAGAGTGCCCAGAGGAACTGTGGGACGAATTAAGCTTTCGTGTTGCCGCTACTAATGGATACATACACATGGTGTTCACCGCGACACTCGGCCAGGAGCTTTGGCGAAAAACTATTGAGCCAGCTCCCTCTGAGGAAGAAAAATTTCCTAGTGCCCTTAAGCTTCAAGTGTCTATGTATGATTGCCAGAAATATGTGGACGAATCAGATTCTCCTTGGACAAATGCGCGGATCAATCAAATCATTGCTACTTGTAAATCGCCGCAGGAAGTACAGCGGCGGGTATTCGGCAGATTCGTAAAAGATTCGGGGCTCAAGTATCCGCAGTTTGATGTGAAACGCCACATGAAGCCCAAACACCCTATCCCTTCTTCTTGGGTATATTATTCTGCAGTTGATATGGGCGCGGGAGGAGAAGATGGCCACCCATCTGCCATAGTATTCATTGCGGTTCGACCAGATTATAGACAGGGCCGAGTGATTGCTTGTTGGCGGGGGGATGGAATTAGGACAACTGCCTCAGATGTATTTATGAAATACAGAGAGATGCGAGCAGAGCTAGGCATCCAAGTAACTCAGCAAATCTACGATTGGGCTAGTGTGGAGTTTGGAGAGATTGCATCTCGCAATGGAGAGCCATTTGTAAAAGCGGAAAAATCCCATGAACTTGGTGAGCAAGTAATCAACGTATTATTTAGAAATGATATGATGGCTATTTATGAGGATGGGGAATCTGGCAAACTGGCAGGGGAGTTATGCTCTCTAACGGTAGAAGGTGCGAAGAGAACTAAAAAAGATGACCTAGCAGATGCCTTTAGATACGCTGTTGTGTCCATTCCTTGGGATTGGTCGGTTATAACAGGGGTGCTTCCCACTGGAGTAGAGGCCAAGGAATCAAAAATAAGTCCAAAGGAACAGGAAATAGCGGATAGGCGCAAAGCTTTTGAGGAAGGGGACAATAGAGATGCAGCAAGAGAAATCGAAGAAGAACTCGAATTTTGGAACGAAACGTACTGAAAGCTTTCTTTCTGGCAAAGAAATTTGTACAATAATTGAGATATGCGCCAAAAAAGGTGTGGGAGAGTTTACATACGGCCCCCTATCCTTTAATTTTAACGGTAACAAGGCCCCCCAACCAGCCAGAAATGGGAATCTCAGCTCGGAAAACGTCATTCTTGAGCAAAAAACCATAGAAAAAGATGCTCTTTTCTCTGAAGAAATGCAGACTAAAGAGGAAAAAATAGCGGAATTAACTATCACTGACCCCCTTTTAGCCGAAGAATTAATGGCAGAAGGAGAGTTAGAAGAGGTTTCCGAAGAGGGTTTAGAGGATGACGCCTAATACAGAAATAGCTAGTGAAGCTGGTACTGAGCCAACCAAACACAGTATTAGTGAGTTAGAAAAGCTATATACTGATTGCGATGAGGCAGATAAAGAACTATTTGCCGAACAGCGGTCTAATATTCTTTTAATTACTGGGGATCATTATAATAAACTTCGCTCTAATTACTTTAGACGCCTTCGAGACTCCCGCTCTATTTCCGCAGAACAAAAAATTCGCTTAACTAAAAACCATATCCAGAAAATTACAGACGCCTATGTAAATAACATCGTGGCCACTGCCCCGGGTGTAGGATTTGAACCCGCCCAGGCCAGTGAATTGCAGGACCAAAAATCTGCAGAGCTAAATAAAGCTGTATGGGACTCAGCAAAAGAGAAGCACAACCTAGACGAAGAAGTTCAATCTTGGGTAGAGGACTTTGTAGGCATCGGAGAAGTTGCTACTAAATTATTTTTTGACCCTTTGGAAAATGATATTGTTTTTGAAGAAGTCTATGGGTTCAACTTACTAATAGACCCAGCCGCTACAAGTTTTCCAAAAGCCCGGTACTGCATCATTAGAAAAATGGTGGACGTTAAGAAACTAAAAGAAATGTTTCCCGACCCCGAAGTTGCTAAATTCATTCAAGCCAGTGCAGACCAAACCTATACAATTTTTGATCGCGGAAAGGGCGCTTACCAACGCTCTAAAGACCAGTGCATGGTTCGCGAATACTATTTCCGTCCCTGTCAGCAGTACCCCCAAGGATATTTCTATTACACCGTAAAAGATAAAGTTCTTGCTGAGGGTGAGCTACCGGGAGGTTTATTCCCAATCAAGTTCAAACCGTTCAAGAGACTTCAAACAAAGGCTCGCGGTCAGAGCATAGTTAAAGTTCTTCGCCCATTCCAAATGGAAGTAAATAGAGCTGCCAGTAAAATGGCCGAGCATCAAATTACTCTTGGCGATGACAAACTTCTAATTCAGCACGGTACTAAAGTAAGTGCGGGTGCCAGCTTGCCCGGTGTTCGCACGGTTAATTTCACTGGTATGGAGCCAAAAATTCTCTCTGGGAGAGATGGCTCACAGTACGCCACTTACATGGCAAACCAGATTACTGAAATGTACAACGCCGCTTCTGTGGAAGAAAAATCTGAAGAGGCCCCCACCCAATTGGACCCATACGCACTTCTATTTAGAGCAGCCCACCAAAAGAAAAAGTTTCAGTTATATATTAAGAGATTTGAGCAGTACTTAATCGAAGTAGCCAAACTCTATTTGGAATTGGCAAAGATTCACTTTCCAGATGATAAAATCATTCAGGTAGTTGGTGCAAAAGAACAGGTGAATATTGCCGAGTTCAAAAACACCAACCCAATGTGCTACCAAATTAAAGTAGTAGCCCAGACAGATGACGTAGAGACAAAATTAGGTAAGCAATTAATTTTGAATCACGCCCTTCAGTATATAGGGAACAAATTAGAGAAAGAAGATATTGGCAAACTCATGCGTGAGATGCCGTATTCCAATTTGGAAGATAGCTTTTCTGATATGACTTTGGACTACGATGCGGCTACAAATGATATTCTAGCTCTAGATAGAGGGGAAACTCCCCCTGTCCACGCAAACGACCCTCACCCCTATATGGTTCGCAAACTCACGAATAGAATGAGGCAGGCGGATTTTCAATTTAAAGACCCTAAAATTCAGCAAAACTACGCAATGCGATTACAAGCGCACGAAGAATATATTGCTGCTCAGGGAAAAGCGATTCAGGCGGCACAGGCAGGATTCTGTCCTACTGGCGGCTATTTGGTGGCTTGCGACTTTTACGTGCAAACCGACCCGAAAGACCCAAGCAAAACACGAAGAGTGCGTTTGCCATCTGAAGCACTACAATGGCTAATTGATAAACTCGAAACTCAGGGAGCGAGTCTCGACCAATTGGAAAACGTAAACCAGGAAAATCTGGCCCAGATATCAGAAATGATGACTGGTGGGGCACAAGGAAATGTAGCCCCTGCACAAGGAAATATGGGCACCGTAATGCCCGGAGGAGTAGTAGATGGAAACGACACAAATGGACAATCAACAAACCCAAACCCAGGATTCAACCCAGGAAGCCCCGGCTTCGCAGCCCAGTAATGAAACACCAAAGACAGAGGCCAATGTAGCCCCTTCTTTGGAACAAGCGGCAGCCGCCCCAGAGTACAAACCGGACTATAAATTTAAGGCCAATAATAAAGAGCATGAAATCCCAGAGATTTTACGCGGTATTATTAAGAGCGAAAAAGAAGAGAAATATTTAAAAGATATCTACCAAAAAGCGTATGGTATTGAGCCAATTAAAGAGCGCTTAAACTCTATTCGTGGTGAATATCAGCAGTTACAGGGCTCTTACAACTCCGTTATGGATCAAGTTGGGGAAGCTAGAACAGCGTACAATCGAAACGATATGGATACTGTTTTTGATGTTTTAAAGATTGCCCCAGAAAAAGTTTTGCAATGGGCTGTAGAAAAGGTACAATTATCACAAATGCCTCCAGAGCAACGTCAAGCTCTAGAGTCACGTAGAATGGCTGAACAACGCGCCTACCAGCTAGAAAAGCAATCTAGCCAGAGCGAACAAGCAGCCATGCAGCAACAAGCTCAGTATCTAGGTCAGATGCTGGAATTGGTGCTAGAGCGGCCAGATTATAGTGCTGTAGCTCAGGCATACGACTCAAGAAAAGCCTCACCAGGCGCATTTCGCGAGTTGGTAATTAGAGTGGGAGAAAGTGAACACGCTCTCACCGGAAAAGTTTTAAGTCCACTAGAAGCCGCCCAAAAAGCGATGGAGTGGATTGGAGAGATGCCTAAGCCAGCTCAACCAGCAGCCCAAGCTCCTCCTGCCCAGCAAGCTACGGCCACGCCAGCCACAAATACTAAAAAACCAAATACCTTGCCCAATATGGCAAATGCGGGAGCCCGAACAGGTTCAGCACCAGCCAAAGGCAAAATTAAGACTCTGGACGACCTTAAAAAAGTTTACGACCAGAAGTACGCACCAACAAACTAAGGAGATTAAATGGGTACTACAAGAAGTTTTCAGGCGATGCTCAATGAGTTTTTGCCAAACGAACTCTTAAAAGAAGAGTTTATTAAACGTGACTATCTTCTAACGAAGATTGATAAACAAAATGACTGGCTGGGTGGAAACCTAGTTGTTCCTTTCAAAGCGGCTGGAGCTTCCTCGGTAGCTTTCGGTTCTTTGTCGGCATCTAACGATATTGCGGAAGACGCATATATCCGTGGTGGCGTTTCGGGTCATAAAGAAGTTTGGGGATCATTGATCTTCAATCATCGTGACTTGATGGAACACGAACAAATTTCTGAGCAAAACTTCTTAAAGATTTTGCCAGGCACCATTGAAGATTTCATGGACTACATGAAGAACGTAGTTTCCGTGAACCTCTTGAACGGCGCACACTTCGCAAAAGCTACTGCTGACGGAACCGTTGGTGGTTTGCTTGAAGTTGATCGTCCAGACCGTTTCATGATTGGTCAAAAAGTTAGCATCGACGATGATAACTCCGCACCAGTTACTGGATACGTTTCTGCAATCGACATGAACACTCGCATTGTAACTTTCGTTACAACTCGCGGTGGTGCAATCGCTGTAGACTTGTCTGGTTACACCCTAGCTCAAAACACCAAGTGTTATAACGATGGCGCTCAAGCGAACAGCTTCAGCTCTCTTCGTGGTGCCTTGTTGTCGGCTGCTAACGGTGGTGACACTGCACTTTATGGAGTTACAAAGACCTTGTACCCATACTTGCAAGCTATTAACATTAGTGGTGCTGCCGTTACTGTTACTAACTTGATGCAGAAAATCTTTGACGGGTTGACGACTATTCGCCAACTTGGAAAAGGTAATCCTAGCGATATCGTGATGAGCTACAAGAACTTCGGTACTTGTATCAAAATCATTGAAGCCTCTAAGGGCGCTTTCAACGTAGTACCTGGATCGCAACGCGCATCCCAGTACGGTTGGACTGAGCTTGAAGTGGGTTCTGTAACCAAAGGTGCTTTGAAGCTTGTAGCAGTACAAGAAGCTGATGACGATGTTATCATGTTCTTGGATTGGAGAGCCTTGAAGTTCTACTCTAACGGTTTCTTCCGTAAGCGTATGAGCCCAGATGGTATCGAATACTTCGAGATTCGTAACACCACTGGATACCAATATATCGTAGATATGTGCTTGTTCGGTGAACTTGTAGTTCAACGTCCTAGCTACTGCGGTATCATGTACGGTATCAGCTACTAATAAGACTGGGGGCGCAAGCCCCCTTCTTTTAACCTCTGAGGTTTAAATGATTTCATCTGGTCTAGGCCGAAGCCCCGTAGAAAAGTTTGCTTTAAATACCGGAGTCACTAACGTAACCACAGCCGCTTACGTGCAAGTATCCACAGCAACTACGAAGCCAAGTTCTTTAATGGAAGTGTTCAACCAAACCACCAAAATCTTTATTTTGGCTGTTGGAGCCCCCGGTTCTGAGGTTGATCTACCTCTTTATATTTACCCAGGAATTATTTCACAATTAGTGCCTTTTGATTCTATGATTCCAAAGGGCTCAAGAATTTCCGTAAAAGCTTTAGACGCCACAGCAAACTCTGGCTACCTATTGCTGAATATGTACGGGTAAGGAGAATAAATGAGCGGTCCTAGAAATTTATTAGCTACTCTTCCTTACCAGAAATTATTTTTTGATTTAACAGCCAACCCAATTACTACTGCCGCTTGGGTGCCAATTTTAGCTGCTGCAAATAATTTAAAATCTTGCACTGCAATTCACTATTTCTATACTGGTTCTGGAATTATCAAATTATCTGACGGAGTTTCCGGTTCTGAAGATGCCGGAGAACTTCCTCTATATATTATGCCTGGGGGAATTGGCTCTCTAGTTCCTTTGGAGATTCCAAGACTACAATTGCTATCTGCGAAAGCCGTAGATGTAGATGCAGATTTAGGTGTTTTGGTAATTAACTTTTTTGGGTAAAAATCTATGATGAGCCCGGTTATATTTAATGGAACTACCGCCCGATGGCTCCCTGCTGGGCTCCAATTTGCTGGATATCTACAAGTAGATGCTAACGGAATAATGAGCGTGGGTGGTGGGGGTGGCGGAAGCTCTCCTCTTACTACTAAGGGCGATCTATATACATACGCTGCCGCAGATGCCCGTCTACCAGTAGGAACAGATGGGCAAATTTTGTCAGCAAATTCCGCACAAGCCACTGGCCTAGAGTGGATTGATTACAATGGTGGAACCCCCTATCAGGAAGCTCCTACCGGAGTAATTGACGGGGCCAACGATACTTTTACTATTAGCTTCACCCCAAATATTGCCGCCGCATTTATGCTTTTCGTGGATGGTGGGATTCAGTACCCAGGAATAGAATATAATATAGTAGGAACTACTATTACATTCCTTCCGGGCTCTATTCCTGTAGCTGGCCAAACTATTTGGTGTGCTTATACAGTTATTTCTGGTGGCGGTGGTGGGGTTGTAACTTCTGTAGCTGATACAGCCTCTATTGATCTTACTCTTGCTCTTGGACAACTAACCGCCGACATAAAAGATACTTACTTGCATAATACGCAAGGAACAAGAGCGGCACCCTCAAATATTACAGCCGTTGGCGGGATTCCATTCACTAGCGCAACCCTTCAAAATTTAATTTTTGTAAAAGGCTCTGGTGGCCCCGTTACTGTAATAGCTAACCCCCAAATAGCTGCGGGAACTGTAATAGGACAAAAATTAGATATTATTTTTAAAGATAGTACTGACACAGTTACGCTTCAGGATGGAACTGGTCTAGACTTAAACGGAACAATAGTGGGTGATGCCAATAGCGCCCTATCCTTAATATGGGATGGCACTAATTGGGTAGAACTATCGAGGCGTGGATGATTTTTAAAATATTAGCACTATCCTTATTCTGGACATACGCGGCTGTAGCAGCCACTACGGTTACGGCTGACCAAATTAAATCAAGCGATGCCACTAAGCTCTGGACTATGCCAGCTACAAGCGGAACGCTTGTAAATAGCTCTGTTTTTTCTGGAACTACTCTACAATATATTAGAGGAGATGGCTCTGCTGCTACTTTAGATAGTTCTGTTGTTCCCGAGAATACAAATCTCTATTACACAAATGCTCGCGGTATTGGATCGACATTAACGGGTTATTCCGCAGGTGCGGGTATTGTGGCCGCAACGGATTCAGTATTGCAGGCAATCCAAAAGCTCGATGGAAATATTTCCGCGCTACCTTCCGCATGGACTCTCGCTGGGAATACTGGCACTGGTGGCACTGCAAAAATCGGAACAACCGACGCGCAAAATTTTGATATCATCGCAGGAAATTCCACGGTCGCAACCGTTGTAGAATCTTACAAAGGTATCTCTGCTGCTCCAACTGTGGTTCCAGCTGATGCCACTGGAGTCAATCAGTTTGATTGGAGAACTTACGTTAGCCCAACAGCATCCACAAACGCAGCAAGCCACACGACTCAATACAACCAACTCGTATGGGATAACCCTAACGCGGGATTTAATAACGTAAACGGAAGCCTAGCAGCCGTAAGCAACAACTTTTCGATGAATGGTTCTGGCACAATAAATTATGCCTCTGCAAATACCAACTCAGGAAATTTTAACAACGGAGTAACTACACAATATAAAGGTGTGACTTCTGAAAACGGAATAGCTACTGGAGCAACAGTTACAGATTACTACGGCATGGTTTCCGGCCTTAATACTACTAGCGGAATACTTGGAACGCACACCGGAATATCTCAATATGGCGGATTTACCGATGCCACTTTTTCTGCACAATCGACAGGTATAGCTAACTCTGATGCGTTTTCAGGAACTACTACCTTGGGTCAGGGAGCAACGGGAGTAAATTCGTTCCTTCAGTTTAACGACACAACAGCGATCACAAATCAGATAAATGGTTTTAGCTCAGGAATCGACCTTAACGACGACGTTGTTGCCAACGGGGTTAATGGATACAACGTCTATGTAAACAATAGAAACAATGCTTCTTCTGGCGGCATCAATCTAAATGCAATCTCTTTAAATCAAACTGATGCGGCCACCTCAAACGGCGTAAATGGATACAATGCTAACCTACAGTTTTCGGGAACCTCTTCCACTACTGGCGTAAGCATAGCAAATCTTTACGCAAGAACTTTTGATACTGCTCATCTCGATGGATTAAATGCAATCAATTCTAATCCAGAAATTGAAGGCAGCTCAACCATAGATAACGTGACTCTGCTAAGTATTGGTGGACAAATTCGCGGAAACTCTACAGTTACTAATTTAAGTGGTGGATATATTAGCCCACAGATGAGCGGATCTGCCACCGCGACAAACTTCACCGGATTAACGGTAGGCCCACAGGTAAATGGATCTGCTACTCTTACCAATGGATTGACCGGAATAAATGTAAATCCACAGGGAAGCGTGGCCCTTAATGGTGCAACGGGCGTAAGTATTGACATGAGCGGAGTAAGTCTTGCTCCTGCTTACCTTGCGGCTGGTGGACAAAAGAAGGCAATATCGGTTAACGATGGCGCTCTTGAAATGGGGTATAATTATACCATTCCAGGAGCTTCTGGATTCTTTCAAAACCACTACCTTGGTGGCTCCGCAATAGTGGCTAATGGAGATCCAGTTTCCGCTTTTGGATTTGGAACCAACCTTGCTCAGCAAGTACAGCTTCACGATAACTGGACTCTTGATGGAGCTGGTCTTGGATATGTAGACGTTGGGTTTGTTGGCTCAATGAACTTTGATGCTGGCACCACAATGGCTCGCTGGACAGGAGCATTGGGTGGAGCAGGAAACCCAGGCGGGTCAGGAACTCTTACAGATGCAATCATGTTTAGAGCTGCTGGTATCTTGCCTCAAGGCGGATCTTTAACAGTTGATAATATGTACGGTTTCCAAGTTGACCCCAACCTTTATGGGATATTGGGAACTAACGTATGGGGATTCTACGAGGATACTGCTGTCGCAGAAAACCATTTATCTAAACTAGCTATTGGAACAGCTTCTAAGAAGGTTTCCAATTCTTCCGTAGCCTTGGAAATTGGAAATTCCAAGGGGTTCGTAAACGGTAGTGGAACAACTGCCACAAAGAACGCCCTAACCGCCGTAGCGGGGATGCAGTTCTACGACACAACTCTAAGCCAGCTACAGGTATATGACGGAGCTACTTGGGTAAGTGCGGGTGGCTATACTCCTCCTACTGAAATTCAAGAAGTACCTACGGGCGTAATAGACGGGGTAAACGACACTTATACTCTATCTCAAACACCTACTGGGGCTGCTTCTGTTAAAATCTATTTAGACGGTCTTTTCCAACGCCAAGGAACAGATTACACTATTGCAGGAAGCACAATTACAATGACAACGGCTCCGGCTTCGGGGCAAACACTGGATGCAAACTATGACTATTAAAAAAATCATTATTGGGCTTTTACTTATATCCACCACGGCTTTTGCAGCCGCAAAAATCCAAAACGCGGATATTAAATCAAACGCTGCAATAGACGCCACTAAGCTAATAGACGGTTCGGTTAGTAATGCCGAACTTGGCTATATTAATGGTCTGACCTCAGATGCCCAAACGCAAATAGGTGCCAAATTAGATTCTTCCAGCTTCACGGACGCTGCTGTTACTTCTAAGCTTCTTACTGGATATGTAAGCGGCGCGGGTGTGGTAGCTGCCACTGACTCTATTTTGCAAGCTATTCAAAAGCTAAACGGAAACGTAGCCGCTATTGTACCGGGCACTGGTGATGTGGTTGGCCCTGCTTCTGCTGTAAACAATAACGTAGTTTTTTTCGACGGGGTAACTGGGAAACTAATTAAAGATTCTGGATTAACTCTTTCTGGCTCTAATACTGGAGATCAGACCATTACTTTAACTGGCGATGTAACTGGCTCTGGTACTGGCTCTTTTGCTACTACTATTGGGGCATTAAAAGTTCTTGGCTCCATGATTGCAAACGCTACCATTGACCTAACTACTAAGGTTACAGGATTACTTCCCCTCTCTAATGGCGGCACAAATAAAAATATGACCCCAGCCAATGGGGGGGTTGTTTGGACAGATGCAGATTCCATGGAAGTAATATCTGCCGGAACTGCTGGCCAGTTATTGCAATCTAATGGCGCTGCGGCTCCTACATGGGTAGCTGCTCCTTCTACAAGCCCCCTAACCACTAAAGGTGATGTTTATACATACGACACCGCAAATGCTCGCCTTCCTGTTGGAACGAACGGCCAAGTTCTTTCTGCTAACTCTGCTCAAGCGACAGGATTAGAATGGGTTACTCCCGCTTCTGGCGGTGATGCCTCCACAAACACGGCCACTTCTGTTGACTCTGAGGTTGCTTTATTTTCGGGAACTGGGGGTAAGACATTAAAGCGCGCAACCGGAACTGGTTATGCAAAGCTAGCTTCTGGAGTTCTTTCTGCTCAGTCTACTCCTATTCCATCGGCTGATGTAAATGGTGGCCGCACAGTAAACGCTCAAACAGGAACTACATACACTTTTGCTCTATCCGATGGCTCGGGCGCGGGTGGATTTCCATTGGTAACTGCTTCAAACGCTTCGGCTCAAACCTATACAGTTCCACCAAATAGCTCGGTGGCTTTTCCTGTGGGCACGCAGATTGATCTAGTTCAGCAAGGCGCGGGAGCTGTGACTATTGCTCCTGGATCTGGCGTGACTGTGAACGCTGCGAACGGATTGACTTTACCTTCTCAATACTCTTCTGCATCTTTGATTAAAACTGGAACAGATACTTGGAGCTTAGTGCAGGCATCAACTAGCGCAGCAAGTTCCGGTGGCGTGGAAAGTGCGGCGGTTGGTGGAACAACTGCAAATAATGATTGCACTGGAGCAAACTGCGCGCTGTTTAATAATACTTCGAAAATTACCGCAGTAAGTAGATCCACAACGGGAAGATTCCAGGTTACTTTATCATCAACAGGATGCTCGGCAGCATGGGTTTGCACCGCCGCCGGATGGGATTATACAAACGCAAGGCCAACATTTTGTGGTCATGATGGCGGAACCGGAAACGCATCAACAACAGCATTTTACTTTGCTTGTAGAGAAAGTAGTGGATCTTACTCTGATGGAAACGTAAAAATTCAATGTTCTTGCAAGCCTTAAGGTGAAAAATGTTTAAACTAATTTCGCTTTTATTAGCTTTGCAAATGTCGGTGCCTTCACTAGCTGGAATGTTTAATCTTTCTCCTGGAGGATCTGCGGTTTGTAACGAGGGAACGGGTGGCCAGATTTCTCGCTATGATGGTTATACGGTTCACGTTTTTACTTCGAGCGGCACATTCACTCCTAACGGAAATTGCGCTGTAGAATATTTCGTTGTTGCTGGTGGTGGAGCGGGAGCAAGACAGGGTTCGGGAGGCGGTGGTGGAGCTGGAGGATTACTTCAAGGCACTGGCTACAAAGTTTACAACGGACAATCTGTAACCGTAACTGTTGGAGCTGGTGGCGTTGGTTCAAACGTGGGCGACGTTGCAGCTAGCGGTGGTAATTCTGTTTTTGGAACTATCACAGCAATAGGCGGCGGTGGTGGATCGGTTTCTTCTACTGCTGGCTCTGGTGGATCTGGAGGCGGCGGCGGTAACGATGGATTATTGCGCAATGGTGGATCTGCAACTTCTGGTCAAGGGTTTGCTGGAGGGGGCGCGGCTGACGTATTATCTTCTTCTCCTTTTGGAGCTTCTGGTGGTGGTGGAGCAGGTGGCGTGGGAGTTACTGGAACCTCTTCTGTGGCTGGTAATGGAGGCCCAGGAATAACTTCTTCAATTCTTGGTTTTCCTCTAACTTATTCATGCGGCGGCGGTGGTGGTATTCAATCTGGAGGAACTGCTGGCTCTGGTGGTTGTTCTGGCGCTGGTCGTGGCGGATCAAACGATGTCGGTAGATCGGCAACTGGTTATGGTTCTGGAGGAGGTGGATCTGGGGCTGCTGGTACTGCTGGATCTGGATATCAAGGCATCGTCGTAGTTCGCTATCGAAATAACACTTACACAAATCCAAATGCTTTAGTTCAATCGGCTTGCACTGGCGGAACTCTTACCACTGATGGAAATTATAAAGTTTGCCAATATAATTCTTCCGGCACAATTACTTTTACCTCTGTAGAAGATTCTGGCCGCGTTGAATTTCTTCTCGTAGGTGGAGGCGCATCTGGTGGGGGCGTTGGCGGTGGAGGTGGCGGCGGTGGCATTCTCACAGGATTCGCAAAGGTAGCTGCAACTTCTTATTCAATCGTTATCGGATCTGGTGGTTCTGGATCTGGCACTGCGGCTGGATATGGAAACAAAGGTGGATCGACCACATTCGGAAATCTCCAAGCATACGGTGGTGGGAGCGCGGGAGCGTTCAACACAAATATCGGATCGGCAAATGAATTTTCTAACGGTGGATCTGGCGGCGGCGACTCAAGTGATTGGGGTGGCCCGAGAACAAACGTAGGATATTCAATTCTTGGCCAAGGATATAATGGTGGCCTTGGATTTGTAGAAGTTGGCGGCGGCGGTGGTGGCGGCGGTGGCGTAGGTCAATCCGCAACTTCAGGCCAAGCTGGAGCTGGTGGCCCTGGATACGTTTCAACAATCACTGGCAGCTCTTTAACTTTCTCTTGCGGCGGCGGTGGATCTAGCGCATTTTCTGGATCTGATGGAGCTGCTGGTTGTGGTTCTGCTGGAGCGGGAGCGCGCTCTGGTGGCGGCTCTGCAACGGCAAACACCGGATCTGGAGGAGGAGCTTCTGGAAATACTGGCATCTGGAATAACGGCGGCTCTGGTGGCTCTGGTACAGTAATACTTAGATGGAAGTTTCAATAAGGGGGTTTTTATGTTTAAAAGTATAATTTTACTGATTGCGCTTTTAGTATCCAACGTAAGCTATGGGGCTTTCCAAAAGGAAAAGACTCTGGCAAGCGGAGTAACGGGTAACTATTGGGCCGTGTCTCACATGAGCTTCCGAAGAAGCACCATGACAGTTGATTTAGTTGTAAGTTTATACAAAGACAATACCCCTGGCCTAACCCCATTGGGCCCTAGCCATAAATTTTCTTTTGTAATTACTCCACAAGAAATTACGGGAAATCTTATCTCTTGGGCGCACACCAAAATTCTTGCTTACGCAGATTCAGATATTACTAATGTAAATGGTTCGGGAACGCATAAAGACTGCCCCGATTTGATTGGTGCTACTGTAGTTCCTTAACCTAGGGGTGGAAATGGATTTCCAAGAATTTTTTCGTTGGGTGTTTTACGGACTTATGGGCGGAGTATGCACCTACGGTGTTTATATCTTGGGAAAGCTACAGGACTCTGTAGAAAAGCTTAATATCAACGTGGCTATAGTTGTGGAGCGTACAGAGAACCACGAAAAGAGGCTAGACCGATTGGAAAGCACTAAATGAGCTGCCCCCAAAGCTGGATTGCCATAACAGCTTTTATTGGTCTTTTGACCTCTATTCTGGAATACTGGCTGGGTAAAACAGAGAAAGTTAAATCTGGGTCTATTTTAGAATTAGTTTTTTCTGCTATAATGATGATCGTTCTAATTATAATAAGGAGATTTTATGCAAAAAGTACAAGTGATGATGGAAGTTCCAAAGGAATCTAAAGAAGTTGTTGATTTGATGGCAGCTCTTGTAAAAGATTTGAAAGCTAAAAAATCTTTGGCTGAAATCGCCTCTGACTTGCTTCCTAAGCTCATGGTTGCTGTTGATGGCTTTTCCGCTATTGGCGAAGAAGTAGCTTCTGACGGTAAAGATGAAATGGCTGGCTACCTTGTTCAGCAGCTTATGGCTGAGCTTATGGCAGTTGCCCCTGTTGCTGCACCAGCCGCTCCGGTGGTGTAAATGCAACTCCTTACTCTTTTGGCCCCCCTGTTAGTTGAGCTATTGAAGCTATTTTTTAGCCCCGATTCTACTGCGGAGGCCAAGGAGAAGGCTGTTAATCAGGTAATTGATAATATCAAACTAATCAATGCCGCTTTGAAGAAGGCAGAGGATACCGATGGGGATACCAAAGATATCGAAGATATTATTAATAAGCCTAAGCGTTAGTTTAGCTTCCTGCGGGGGTGTAATAGGTAGCGTAAAAGTTTACTCTATTTCACCTTCTGAGGGGTTAGTTAGACGCCAGGACAAGGAAATTCTGCCTTTTGCTAAGGCTAATGGATTTTTTTGTGAGTCTCCAGATGATTTCCGCGATACAATTACCTGTACTGGTGGAGCTGTGAAAGTCTATGTTTTAAAGCCGGATCGCGGGCTGGTAAGAAAACAGGCTAATGAAGTGCTAACCTTCCTCCAGGCTAAAGGCTATCTCTGTACGTCCCAGAGAGACTTTAAAGTAATTTTAGATGAGTGTGCTAAACCCGCAAAATAGGACACTAGGATGCAAGTAAAATCATTTTCCGATTTCTCTGGTGGAGTTACTGATAAAGTAATCCCCGGCCCTTCTAATAGATATACTTCTGCGGATAACTTGCTAATAGACGCAAACCAAAAGTTATACACTCGCCCAGGGTTCAATATTCTATCTAGCACCGCCTATACTCTCCCCGCCCAGGAACGGGTGGCTAGGCTAATTAACTTCGATTTTGACTCCGAGCTAATAGCTCTGCAAAATAAGAAATTGTTCTATGTAAACGCCGGAGCCTGGACAGAATTGCAGGGGCCAGCAGCAGCTTCTATTTTTCCCACTAATACAGCCTCTAGCCTAATAGAAGAATCCCAAGTAAATCACACCCTCTATTTGGCCTCTAATTCTGGCGACCCTGTAGCCAAAATGTTTGTGGATGATACTAATACTCACCAGCTTAGAACTGCGGGTTTACCTAAACCACCTATTACAGCCATTTTTCCAGATGCTGCCACTAAGCTATCTATTGGGATTACTTTAGCCCTAGATATTAGAAATTCAATGATCGACCACGTAGATGATTTTGGCGTGGCCCCAGCCGCCCACCCAGCACAAGACGCTGCGAATAGCGCGGCCTTAGCTGCGTTAGCTACCCCAGTTACTTTGGGGGATTTAATCACTTACACAACTAGTCTAAGAACTATTTACGACTCCCATGTGGGAGATGCTAGAGAAGCGGCCCCCTTGCAGTTGTACCATGCAGGAATTTCTGATCTTGGCTCTGTTTCCTATTTTTATGTAAGAAACCCCATTATCAATCTTCTTACAGAAGAGTCTCAACCAGACAACGCCAACGTAACTACAATTGAAGAAGTTATTAGGCTTCTAAACGATATTCGTTTAAAATATAATCTGCATATTTATGCTCCTATTACGCATAATAATGCAACTCAAACCAGCCCATCTTGGGGGGATCATGCTACCACTGTTCCCCCAGTAAATTTAGATGCTAATTACACACAAGCAATTCCAAATATCAGCACTTTATTGCGGTATGTGAATAATCTAAAAGAAGAGTTAAATTTCCACGTAAGCAATGGTTTATCTAGTGGTTACTATTCTTTCAAACACATGAATGTGGATTCTAATAACCAGATTAGAATGGCGGATGCCACTGATACTACTACTTGCGCCGCTTTGCTTGGTTGTATTTACTATCACTATGCTCAACACATAGAGACAGCAAATAGATATTCAAAATATAATATAGGTGGAACGGCAGTAGTACCACCCAATGTGGATCAGGGTTTATTTTACTCTGCTACAAAGCAAAACATTTGGTTGTTTAAAGGCGATGTTACGGCTGGCTCCCCCACAATCTCTAACGTAACCCCCAACCCAGTAACCCAGGGGTTGCCCACAGGCTACTTTATTATAAAAGAAACCACCGATGTTACTGACCCCTATGAAAATTGGGCAGCTCCATTTAATAACCCAGCTTCTTTAAAATTCCCCCAGAACACAACTACAACTGGTAACGGGGCCACTACAATTAACATGAACCAAAACTCCTTGGTTACGGCAGCCAATATAGAATTTGCCTTCCACTGGAATGGCGTTCACGTAGATGCAGAAAGAAATACTACTGCAAACTATAACAGTGCCCTGGCTGCAAAAGCGTATATAGATTTATTTGACTATACCTTGAGCTTGGATGCGCTAAGCCAGCAAGCAGTACTAATAGCCACCGCTATTAAGGCCCACGAAACTGGGAACCAAACTGCGGTAACTGATATTGATTTAGCCACTGGAAATTACGGAATTGTAGGTCAAGAAATTAAAGCTGGTTACACCTACTATCCAATTACCCCTATTTTCTCCACTGGTCAGTTTGCACCTACCCACTTGATTGTAGCTGGGCAGCTTGCACAGTTTCCTTCTGCCGATGCTATTAGAAATCCCCCAGCCCCATCTGGGTTTATTCCAAATCAGGGGCAGGGATATTTTGAAGCTGGCCTTACTGTTAAAAGCTATTTATATAGATTTGTTTTTAGTATTGACTACAAAGTTGGGCAGGTGGATTTCACTGATATATCCGCTCCTTCTGAGCCAATACAAATAGACTCTATGGAATCCCCCGCTTCCCCAACTTCTGGGGACACAACTTGGTGGGATTATATCGGCTTAGCTGGATTGCAAGTTTTGGCCAATGCTGCCAACACTCACTATGACGTTACTAACTCCAAGGTAGAAATTTATAGAACAATCGGAGATGGGTCGGTATATTACAAAATAGGTGAAGTTACTAACGGAACTACTACTTATTTGGATTACACAGACGATACTACTCTATTGTCTAATGAAGCTCTTTATACTAATGGCGGTATAGTAGGAAACGACTCACCCCCAGTTACTGGGATTATTCATGCCCTAGATAATAGAATGTATTACGCTGTTGGGAATAAAGTTTTCCAAAGCTTGAGTAATGACCCCGACTCTGTGCCAGCAAATTTCTTCGATACATTTGAAGAAGATGTAATTGGCATTTCTTCCACCCGCTCCAATCTCGTAGTTTTCTCTAATTTAAATGTGTACCGCGTAGAAGGAGAATTTGACGAACTTGGCAACGGGTTCATGCGCCATGAGAGAATTTTTGATAGAACGGGTTGCGTAGCTCAGCAAAGTATTGTGAAAGCCGATAACGGTTTATTTTTCGCCGGAAAAGATGGCTTCTATTTTACCGATGGTTTCCAGTGCTTCAGAGTTACAGACTTTGAAGATACTTTCGTAGGCTACACTCTTACCGACCAGCAAAAGAAAGCTATTACTGGCGCATACGATAGCGTCCATAAGAAAGTGTTTTGGACTATTGAGACTACGAACTTCTATACAAATCCAAATCTAATTATTGTTCTCGATCTTCAGTTTGGGATTAAAAAAGATATCACCCCCACAACCACCTATTCTGGTGGCTTTGATGGCTATACGGGCTTCAACCCCACTGCTCTAACCTTCTTCAATAACTACCTCCACTATGGCGATGGCGATGGTTACATTATGTTTGAAGATATTTCAGCCTATGTGGACTTAGTGAAAAACACTGCCGTAGCTGCCACAGCCTGGGATAAGCGCACCCTGCTTTGGAACTACAAATCATGTAATGATGATTTTGGTTCTGCCAATTTTAGAAAGTATTTTACCAGAGTGAATGTGGAGTTTGAGCAAATCACAAACCTCTCAGTTCAAATTAAATCGGATGCAGATAAAGGAAGAATCATGAGTGATTTACCCATTATTCGTTCCCGAAAACTTTTGGACTGGGGCGACCCTAAGATCGACTGGACTTCTTCGGTCTATACGGCCAAGGATGGAGGTGTAATCGACGAGTTTAGGAGATTCCACGCAGATGGGTCGCTCCGGTCTAATTATAGAGCAATAGAACTTCAAAACGCCTACTGCGTAGTAGTGGCCTCTAACATAATGGGGAATCTAAATGTCACAGCTTTTGCGGCAAATATCTGGACACTTACACTTTTGGGCTCGCCAACTTACAAGTGGCCTCTTTATAGCGTTGGTTATTTTGTCCGTATTGGCGGCGTTGACTATCCGGTTACTAGCAGAGTGTCTGACTCTGTTGTTCGAGTCTCGGACTCCGGGCTCACGCCGCTAATTGCCCAGGCGAATATCCAATGGGAAATGTGGGGATACCCAAAGAATGAGGCGGCTAAGCTGGTTAATCTCGATGTGAATTATGAAATTATGGGCCAAATGCAAAAAGACTACCAAGGAACTACTTCGACAGATGGTGGCCAGAATGATTAAGAACCCTATTCTGGCTATTAAAGAAATAGGGGATTTGGTCATTAGACGTAATTTCCAAGAGCTTAGAGACTATTTTGACAAGAATGGTCAATTAGATGATTTTGTGTTGCTTGAAATAGAGGTGACACAGAACCAAACTAACTTTAAAATAAACCATGGTCTAAAGACAATCCCTCAAGATGTGTTTGCGACCAGGGTTATCGCTCCTTCGGCGGCGGGTCTAGTTTTAAACTTTGGTCTATTCGACACCAGTTCCATAAATATTACGGTTACTGGGCTCGCAAGTGGAGAGAGTTTGAAAGCGCGGTTATTTGTGGGTACTTTCAAAGGTACTTCAAACGCCACAACTTTAAAAGAAACAGATAAGCAAGGGGTATCCCATTGAGACTTGTAACATACCAAGAATTAGAAGCGAAAGTTAGATTAGACCTGGATTTGCAGGACGAAGATAACTTTGTTCAAAACGATGAGTTTGCTGGCTATGCCAACGAAGCTATTGATTTGGCCGAAGCAGAAATCTTGAAGCTCCATGAAGATTATTTACTAACCCCCGTAAGCATGAGCATTGTATCTGGCACTACTGACTATGTACTTCCAACGAATATTTACGCACAAAAAATTCGCTCCCTCATTTACACGAATGGCCCAAAAATTTACCCAGTTAAAAGAATCCGCGACCCAGAGTTATTCTACAAGCGCGAGGAAATTAATTACTACTCAACTTCTGAAACTGAGTACGGCTATATGCTCCTCAACGCCGTTGAACAAGAGCAAGCCAAAATCTCTCTAAGCCCCGTTCCCCAGGAAAGTGGGCCGTACTTGAGACTTTGGTATATTAGAAACGCTCAGCGTATTCCCCTAACCACAGACTCTGGCTCCCCTACACGCGCCACCCAATTAGCCACTATTTTGGATATTCCAGAGTGGAGCAATTTTGTGTCTCAGTACATGAAATGGCGAGCAATGAGCAAAGAGATGAACCCCCTGACCGATAAGGCAGAGGCCGCTATGATTGAGTTAAAGAAAAACATGATAGAAACACTAACCAATAGAGTGGTGGATAATGACGACACTATTCCACCTTCTTTGGATTTTTACTACGATCATAACTAGGAGTTGAAATGGGTATTTTTAGTAAAGGTAATATCGGGGGCTTCTTAGGAGGAGCGGTGGCCGGGGTGCCTGGCGCAGTTTTTGGTGCTTTGCAGGGCCGAAAAATGGATGCAGCCGAAGCAGCTAGAGCGGGGTTTGACCCCTATTCTGGGCAACCACTATACCCCGACTATATTGGGATGAGTGACGCCGAGCTTATGGGACACCCAGGGGCTTTAGGCCAAAGATACAATGCAGAGGCTATGAGAACAGGCCCCTCTAGAGGCGCAGATTTAGCTATGGCTGAGCAGCGCAGAACTTTAGGTATGACCCGCGACCAGTTAAAAGCCCAGGCTCTGGGAGAAGCTGCGCAAGCCAAGAACGCATTGGCCATGAAGGGTGGGCTTTCCTCTGGTGCTGCTGAGCGAGTGAATACGAATATGGGCTCCCGCGCTCTTGAGTTAGGCCAACAGGCTCGCCAAGGGTATGCCAAGAATTTGGCTGACATTGGTATGGAAGATGAAGGAAACCGCCAAAAAATGTTAATGGGTGCCGCAGGTCTTGAGAGCCAGAATCAAAATTCTGGACTCGGCAGAGTGCAAAACCAGAACTTGGCTAAGAACAAATTCAACTTGGATAGATATGGAAGCCAAATGTCTAGTTGGGCGGCTGGTAAACAAGCAGAAGCTACAAAAAATTCGGGGAAAAAATCATGAAATATTTTGATCAAATTATAGGTGTTCCTGGAGCAGAGTTAGTAAACCCACTAGAGGCGGAAGCTACTAAAGCATCCAGAAATCCATGGGGCTCTGTTAAAACTGAGCAATCGTTGAAAGAATCAAATGCTTGGATTGATGAAATGTTAAAGAGCGGAATGATTGATGTTAAGCAAGCAGAAGCTTTAAAAGTTAAAGCAATGCAATCTCCTAAAACTCCCCCTAGTGATGAGCTATATCAAGACCCAAAATTTCTAAAGAAGGTGTTTGGTAAATGAAAGTAATGGAAATACAAAAAGATGATTGGATGCTTCTCTCTGAGAAAGCGCATCTTATTGTATTTAACGAGGCTAAAATGGCCTCTACAGATAGAATTGATTTTGCCTTGGTTACAGAAAATTCCAAGGGCGATTTAATGAACTATGTTACTTGCCGGGAATTAGACTCGGAGAGTTTGTACTGGCAGTACGGAGGAAGCTTCCCAGGAACAAAGGGCTCTATTCTTTCTCTAAGAGCAGTACAGGCTCTATTAGAGTACTGCAAAGCTGCTGAGTATAAGCGAGTTGGGTTTTTTGTAGAGAACACCAATTTGGCTATGCTTAAAATGGCTATGAAATGCGGCTTCTTAATTACTGGTGTGAGAAATTTTAAAGGCGTTATTTTACTAGAGCATTATTTGGAGTTTTAATGAGTTGGAATAGTTTGCCACAAAAAGAAGAGGAAATAGATGGGGCTATTCCAGAACCTCCTCCCGCGTATAAAGAGCCAGATACTAAAACCCAAGTATTGGATTTGGCGAGCGAGGTTGAGAATAAGAAAACTTACACTCCCAAAGAGGGTGAAGAAAAGCCTTTTGAGACTCGCAAAGCCGAGGGTTTCTCCATGGCCCCTCCAGTAGATATCTATGAGCCAGGCTTCCGCTCCGATATGTATGAGGCTATAATTGATTACTTCAAGAGGAAGAAAGACACTCGCGATAAAAACAACTCAATTAGAGAAAAGTTGGGCTGGAAATGATTAAGAAACCAAAACCATTTAGCGTAAAAGTAGATAAGGCTCATTCGGATAGATTGCTTAAATTGAAAAAGCAAATAGATGAAACTAATTATCCATTAGAAAAGCCTGATAAGAAAACCAAAACTTTTAAAGTGAAGCCAGAAGAATTAAGTTTAGTTGATGCAATAGAGCTTTTGAAGCTCAAGGAAGAGGAGAGCAAGTAATGTTACCACTAATTTTAGCTGGATTGGGTTTAGCCAAAAGTGTAACCACTGACAAATGGAAAGAAGATCGCCAAAGAGAATTGGCCGCCAATACTCAGCGATACTCCCCTTGGACAGGTTTAAGAGCTAACCCCATTGAAGAAGCCGACCCATTTGGAAGCACCATGCAGGGTGGAGTACAGGGAATTGCAATGGGCCAAAACATGGACAACGCCGCAGCTCAAAATAAACTAATGGAAGCCCAGACAGGCTACTACAATAGAAAATACCGAAGCCCAATAGGGATGGAGTAATAATGGCAGCTCAAATGTTCGGGCCACCTGCCCCAATGAAAAAGAAACCAGTGGTTAAGCAGGGGCCTATTCAACCTGCATTTCCAGCCGAAATGTACCAAATGGAATCTCCTTGGTCGCAGCTTCAGGTGAACCCCGAAGCACAAACCATGAAGAACTATTTACCGCCTGTTAAAGAGGCTCCTTTGGCTATGCCCCCTACTCGCTTATCTGAGAGCCCTTTTGAAAGACCAAACGTGCAAATGGTTGGGCCTACAGAAGATGGAGAGTTGCCTCTCCAAATAGACCCAAACTATGTTCAGCGCCCTACCATTGGTACAAGAATGGGGGAATCAGCAAAAGCCTCTTTGGATTCTGAACTAAAGAAATTTAAAAGGGATCAAGAAAATACTTATCTAAGCGGTCAAGAGTACAATGACTATTTAGATACAGTTAGAAATACCCCAGAAATAAAAGCGATGCAGGATGCTCAAGCAGAGCGAGATGCTTTGGGATTAGAAATGCTCAAGTCCAGGGGGCAACAGGGAGTTGATCTAACTCCATTGATGGCTCTAACAGATGCTTGGACAGGTTCTAGATTTGCTAATTCTTATAAGGCTCCTACAGGTGCCGCAGATAGATCAAAGCAAATGCTGGATTTCTTAGATAAGACCCAAGACGATAAACAGAAATTGGCTGAGCTTATTTTGAAAGCACCACAGCTATTAAAATCTGGAACTGCTATGGATCAGTTGACCCAAGCTTTGGCTGAAAAACAAGCTTATGGAATAGAGAATAGACCTCCTCCAGGATCGGGTAGAGCCCCCAGGTCTAATTCTATTGATGAGAAATTCCTAATTGGAAAAGCAGAAAAATTGCATAGCTCCTTCCAAGAAGATAAATCCCAAATGAACAGGCTTCTAGACAACCTAGCTAGAGGAGATATTCAAGGTCTAACCATGTCTCTTGGGTATGTGTCTAGGCAACTTGGTGGCCAAAAAGGTGTGTTAACCGATAGAGATATTGAACTAACAATGCCAAGAACTTTTGGTAAAACTTTAGCAGAGGCTGAAGCTTACTTTAATAACCCAGGTGCTAAAATAGACCCAGCTATTACCAAGGGATTAAAAGAACTGGCGGCTATTGCTATTAAAAAATCCGAGCAGAAGTACAGAGAGCAAATGGGAACATTTAAAAACTCTGTTAGAAATTCTAGCATGGCCCCCCTGTCCGGTGTTCTTGACCCTTACGAGGCAAGTATAAACTCTCCAATGGTTCCTGCTGCTGCCCCCAAAGATAAGAGCGCGGCTAAAAAACAATCGGATGATATTAGAAACTTACTTAAAGAGGCTTTAAAATGAGTGAAAATACTCTACCCCCAAAAGAACCTTTAGAATTAGACAACCTCAAGGCTATTGAGGAGGCTGGGCAAATGCTTGCCCAAATGCCCGACAGCCCTGCCCGTAGAGAAAAACAGGCAAAGCTGCAAAAAGCTTTCAACGTAGTGATGCAGAAATACGACCTTCCCGCAGAAGTTATGGGAGAGGGTGGGTTAGTTAGATTGGCTCAGTATATCCCCGGAGTAAGCTATTTACCTGGGCTACTGCGAACTGCTGTTGGTGAAGGTGCCCTGGCTCTTGCTGGTAAGCAAGACGCTGGAATGGGGCAAAGAATTAAAGATGCACTTGCTCCCGATATGCCATGGGTAGATAAGGGTGCTTTTGCTAGACCCGCACTAGATTCTTCTGACTACACACAGAAGCTTGGACTAATGCAGGGGCCAGAGTGGGATAAGCCACTTGTGCAAGACAATAACTATATCCCCAATATTCCTTTATCTAAAAGAACTGCGGTTAACACTGGGTTAAATATATTTGGCGACCCCGCTATTTTGTTAGGGGGCCTAAAAGCCGCAACAAGGGGATTTAAAAAAGCTCCTACAGTTGAAAGCCTCACTAAACAATACGCAGATGAAATAGAAAAAGCGCGTGGTGGCGGGGGTCTTGTTGAGAACGCAAAGAACGCTGCTAAAGGAACTGGAAAATTTCTAGTTGACCCATCTGGCACTACTGGCAGGTGGTTAGAAGATTGGCGCTTTAAAGACGCTGATATGGCCGCCGTAGACGGTGGGCAACGACCTGTTTCCCAAGTATGGAGAGAGGGTGGAAAACCCGGTCTTACGGAGCGCGGCCTGGGTATTGGTAAAGAAAAAATAATGAAGGAGAACGCTGCCAATATAGACAAGATTGTTCAAAAGATGCCGCGTGGGGAAGATTTAATAGCTCGCGCTAAAAAATTCTACACAGAGAAATTTGGCCCAGAGGTGGCGGCTAAAACTAATTTTGATGAAATACCAGAAGAGGCTTTGCAAATTCAACTTGGGTATAAAAAGCCAAGGTCAGAGTTAATTGAGCCAATGTACGATGTAGAAGTAGCCAAAGACATTGGAACAGTTGGAAAAACACAAGCAACTCTTGGCGCTCAAAAAGCAGTAAAAGATTTATTTAGAGAAACTGATTTAGCCAATCCAGATTTGGTGGATGAATTTAACATGGCTAAAGAAGTTGCAGCACCAACTAAAATGGTTAGAAATCCTGAAACTGGAGCTATGGAGCTTGAAATCAACCCAAAACCAGGGAAGATGCCTGACCCAGATATTTTAAATTTTCGAGAAAGATTCTACGGCCCGGAAGATTTGAACGCTTCTGCTAGTGGGTTGCAAGGTCAGGCGGCCTCTCTTAGAGCCAGTGCTTTTAATAGAGCAGACCCAACACAACAGGTTTTGAATAAAACAGAGCAAAGATTGAATCCTGCACACCAATTAGCAGAGTCAGATATGCTTGCCGAAGTTGGTAAAAATGCTAGAAATCTACAGCATGAAACTTTAGCTAACATAGACCCAGCTCTTGGAGCAGAGTCTTTACGCTCTACTAAAGCTATGGCCTCCCTACTTAAAGGTGGCCCATTTACCAGTGAAGCCTACACTGGCCCCAACCAGCTATCTACTAGAATGAATCTATTTAAGAAAGGTTCCAGTACTTCCCCATTTACAAGCGCCATATTAGACGCTGTTACAGGAAGTGCCGAAGTACTTGGGTTAGGTGCTGGTAAAGCTCTTTCCTCTCCTTGGAGTGTATACGGAGCCCAGCCAGTAATTAGAGGAAGTCTAAGAGAGAAAGAAGCCTTAAATGGGCAATACATGAAAGACCCAGAAACTGGGGAGATAGTTAAAAACCCTTGGTATATGCTTAATAGAGATTACTCAGATAGGAGCCGATAATGAAAGACGACGACATGGAAATGGAATCTGGAATGAATGACCTTCACACTCTTATGGAGGCTGAGGGCATTAAAAAAGATAAGAAGAAAATGAAGGCTGTTTTAAAACACGCCAAAGATAAGATGGCCACCATTAAGTCTATTCAGGATTTGAAAACTGCCTACAATGCCAAATACGGAGAGGGTAGACTCATGAGAGAAAAAGAGTCTAAGACTCATGAAAAATTAGAAAGCAAAACTGTAGAGGCCAGCGAAGGTAAAGATGACAAAGAAAAAGCCTAGCCCCTGGAGAAAATTAGCTGACTCTGGAGAAATTGGCCAGGAATACCCCGCTATTGTGGATTCACAAGAAGAGGTGGTAATGCCGAGCCAAGAAGAAATGATTGCCTATATGAATAGAGAAGTTCCACAGGCACCAGAGGGGGCTTTTGAACCGTTGCCCCAAGAAGTTAAAAGTCCGTGGGCTGCTATAGAACAAGACCCAGCTATTTTTAATCAGGTGAGAAACACTATTAGGAGAAGAATGTGGAACCAGTAAAACCTAAATATCCTACATTCCAAGATAAATATGGGCAATTGGCCCCACAAGATCAGACTTATGAGCAGAGCAAGGCCCCCACAGATACACAACAGCCACAAGTATCTCCGCAACCACTTATGAACCCCTGGGCACAAATAGAACCTTCACAGCAGCCAGAGGAGCCACCTCAAGTACAACTAGCCCCACAACAATGGAGCTACACTGGTAAATGAGGAAACAAGGTCGAACTAAAAATCCGACCCCTCAAAAACCCATAAGAGAAATTTTTGAGAACCGCTTTTACTCACACGTTAAAAATACGGCTTTTCGCAAAGGTTTGAAATTCACACTAACATTGCCAGAAGTAATTCTTTTGATGTACCAAAACTGCTTCTACTGTGATGCAAAACCATCTAATAAAATGCGCCTACCAAATAGAAAGCGGTACAAGAATTTTACTTTGGTCTATTCTGGTTTAGATAGAAAAGATAACTTAAAGGGATACACCCTAAGCAACGTGGTTCCATGCTGCTTAAGGTGCAATAGAATAAAGAGCAATCTATTTACTTTTGAGGAAATGGTAGCTCTAGCTGTTTTTCTTCGGGATCAGTTGCCACAGCTAACTCGGCCACTACTGGATCAAGAAATTGAAGCTCAACGGGCGACCACTCTCCGACAGAAAATAAAAACTGCGCGGTAATCTTCTTAAACGGAATAGTAAACTCACGCTTACCAAAATCTTTTACAGCTTTCTCTGCTTCCGCCTCTTTGCCAACCAGGGCGTTAAAGGGGAGGTTTAATTTAAGAGAATCCCCAGTAGGAATAGCGCCAGCTTCTCCGCCTTGGGAGTACTCCGCCATAATAGAGCTTTTAAATAGCTCACGCATTTTTTCCATCTCTTTTTGCATGGCCTTACCAATGTGCATAACCTTGAAAGCTTCTGGATTTTTCATAGGTCTATTCATCAGTTTTTGCATTGCCATTTGAAGGTTCGTATTGCTTAATTGCTCGTAAGACATTTTTATCATAAATACCTCTATCTAATAATGTGAGAAAGTTTTTCACCTGCGCCCAGTTCTTGGGGCTGGCAATTAAAGCTATCCCACCAGTTTGTACCACGCAACTCGCTTTATAAACTTGCAATGGGTCTGGTTTACCCACATCTGTTTTTAATTCGAGCCACACAAAAAATCCCTGACAACAAATTATAAAATCGGCATCGCCTCTAATAGTCTTTTGTTGGATGGGAAAATATGCTGATCTATTTAGGGTTTTTAAAAATGGAGTTACTTTATTCGTCCTGAAGCTAGTCTCTTTTTTCATCCCATAAACATATCTAAATCTATTCCTAATTGCTTGGCCTGGTATGCCAAAACATAGTTCTCTACACGGGCTAATAATTTATCCCCTCCATATAAAGTCTTTTCCCCAAGCCTACTATTCATAACCCTAAATTCTGTATGATTACTGAGTTCTTTGATGGAAACACCGAAAGCCCTGAGTAAAGACTCCTGTAAATGTCGTTCTTTGGGAACTCCATTGCCTCCCTCATTTTTTTGATGAACTCCGATTCCCCGTCCGAATACTTTAGGTCTTTCAACCTCACGGTCAGGGGGTCGCCGATCTTCCTCCCTTGGAGGGCCATCTTCTAGCTCTCCCAGGCTTTTCCAAGAATGGGAAATACTTACGGTTAGAGGTAAGTGTTTATGTGGGTAGGCTTCCTCCATAATTTTCTTTATTTGGGGGATTAAATGAAACTCATCTCTATGAATGTAAAAATCTAATTCGTCATGCACAGTTAGAAACAAAGTACTTTTCTTTGTCTCTAGTATTTTAGCAATCCCAACTATGGCCTTCTTCATTACATCTGCACCACCGCCTTGAATAATTCTATTTGGCATTTTGTAGGCAAATTCGGGATCACAGAAATACCTGCGCCCCATCCAGTTATAGACATAGCCACGCTGCTTAGCGGTTCTAATTACAGTGGCAATAAACTGCTGCACTTTAGGCAATTTAGAGAAATATAAATCTCTTAATTTTTTAGCATCATACTCTGAAATACCTAAAGCCTCTGCCAGTTTACCCACCCCGCCGCCGTACAAGAGCATAAAGTTGAGGGTCTTGGCGTACTTGCGAGACACCCCCATCATATCGGCAGTAGCTTGGTGAACATCTACCCCAGCTTTTACTTGGTCTATTAGGCCCATTTCCCCAGCGTAATCGAGCATCATTCTGTACTCTTGCTGGTCGTAGTCCATAGAGACTATGCAATAGTCTGAGCTTTTGGGAATGATTGCATTTCTAACGGACAGGGTGCCTTCCTCGGCTTCCTCGTCATTAGTTAGGTTTTGGAAATTCGGCTCCGAGCTAGAAAACCTACCCGTGGCTGTACCCGCTTGATTGAAGGTCGGGTGGACAAATGAGTTCTTGTCGGAAAAGTAGGCGAACGAAGCAAAGAAATCCGCTCTAGACTTTGCATCGCGAAGGGTAAGGATTTGCTTTGCAACTGGATGAGTAAACCGTTTGATAGCGTCAGAGTCAAAAGATGGATTCCCTTTTTCTGTGTAGGCCCACTTATCTTTTTCACTTTCAAAGATTTCTGCGAACAACTTGGGGCTTGCTTTGTAGGCTTTCCCCGTCTGCTTCTCAAACTCAGCTTCTGCATTTTTCGCTTCCTCTTGGTAAAAGTTTAACGCCATTTCAGCGTAGCCTTCGTCTATTTTTAACCCACCCGATTCCATTTGGAAAACGGCTTTTGTTACTAAAAACTCTTGTAGGGCTACAGAAGCCAGTTTTGGGGCATCTGGTAATAGAGAATCTATTTCAGCAACTCTCTTCTCCAAATGATTGCAAACACGGAAAGTTACTTCGGCGTCTTTGCAAGCGTACTTCATCATAATGTCGTGAGGTACTTTGTCGAAGTGCTTATTCTTCTTCCTAATCTTTTTCCCTGGGATAGTTTCCCACTCCCAAAGCTTATGCTCTGTGATGTACTTTTCTACTTCATCGGATTTCTCTAAGCCTATTCGCTTTGCACAGGCATCTAAACCGTAGGTTAGGTGGTCGTTAAATTCTAATCTGGCAAGCACCATTCCATCTAATATTGTGCCAGCTATTTGCACCCCAAACTGCTCAAATAGAAAGTGCATATCGAACTTAGCGTTCCACATATACCACATACGTTTTGGGTCACTGAACATATCCAATAAATAAGAAGGTAATTTATCCCCAACTTTTAAATACCAGCTATCATCCCCATCGCTCATGGAAATAGCGAAAATCTTATCTCCATGGTGGGGGGACAATCCTGTAGTTTCTGAGTCGTAGGACAATACTGGAATAGCCGGAAAGAATGGCCTTGAGTCATAATTAAGCTCTATGTTCATACAATATACCTCTCGAAAAAGTTGCCCCGTAAAGACACGTTTCCTTACTACGGGGCCAGAGCAAGGCGAGTACGCCATTGGTGGATCATAACATCTGGGGAACAGATACCTGGAGGCCACCAACGGCCCGTTAGGGTCGTTCAACGGATTGCATCACCCTCCAGTAGGAATCATTACTCGATCTTAACTATCTTGAAATTTTTCTCCTCGGCTTTTTTCTGCTCTATTTCTAGTAAATTTTCTCTAATCTTTTTCACCCACATTTTTGGGAATTTTCTATCACCAATATTTTCCCAAGAAAAACGCATTTCTTTGGCTTTCTCTTTGTTGTCAAAGTCCACAAGAGCGCGGGTAATAATCCAAGGAATTTTACTCTGCTCAATGATCTTGTTGAAATCATACATTCCCATAAGCTTGAGCATGGCCAATACGTCGAACACTGCTCTGTGTGCGAATGGGTTTAAAAATCCATGGTCGGCAATTAAATGATTTAGGCTTCTAGATTTTGGCTCTGTTTCAAATGGCAAATCATATCTGGTATCTAACCATGGAATTTGAGTAAGCGGGTGGTCTATAATACCAGCTCTTGTTAATTCAGCAATGGTTAGGGGTTTGTCGTACCCCTCCCCGTTATGGGCTACAATGTATTGAATCCCATAGTGTCGGCAAAAACCTGCAATATTCTGAAACACTATTTTAAACGGCATCCCATAATTTTTTAACCACTCCGGTTTAATCCCGTGTATATCCATTGCGGTTTTATGCTCTGGAAGAATCTCTACCCCAGACACAAATGCAGAATATACTTCCAACGGAACCTTAGCTTCTGTATCCCAAACAACTGCGCCAACTTCTACAATGCTGTCCTTCTGAGTATCCAGGCCAGTAGTCTCTACGTCATAACCAAGTACAATCATTCGTACACCAATTCCGATTCGCTGCACGAATCTGCTTTATTAGTCAGTTTATAAATAGTGTTTAAAGTTTCCACAGTACCCTCTGCGTGGTTGTACTGTGTAGTCTTAGAAGTCTTTAATCTAGTACCGTCTTGGAACCGGGGGTGCCCGTATACTTCGCCAATGTAGGCGTTTCTATAGGGGCACCTTCTCCAATTCCTAAGTTCGGCTATTGGCTTAGCATTTTTTGCCATATTTTTTGGCCGCAAATTTCTTTACGTCCTCAATAGACTTCATCGGCTTTTTGGCCGTTGTTTTTTGGGTTTTGGTTTCGGCTGCTTTTTTCGCTTTTTGCATTTCTTATCCCTTTCTTTAGCTTCTGCTTTTGTTAGTCCACGGAAATCATCAAAATCGCCCATATTAAAACTCGTGCTTCATTACAGCGTCCTTGAACCATTGGTTGACTTCAATTAGCTTGGTTAACATTTCGTTCTGCTCTTTTGACTTCACAGTCAATATCATCAACCTTTTTGCCAATTGGCTAATAGATTGTGACCCGGCTTCTAATTTTTGCTGTACCCCATCTTGGGCTGGCATCATTAGAAACGCTTTCTCTAATAGACTTTTCTGTTCTGCATCTAATTCGTATTGTTTCATAACACTCCAAAAAGGTTCGGTCGCGGATAACACTCCGGGTTCCCCCGGCGTTACGTTTCTAGGTAATTAGTCTAGATTACCGCAACCTATTTTCCCAGCCGCCTTAATCTGTACGCCTCCACTATATCTCTCTAAGGCTAAGCTAGTGGATACACAGGCTGGGGAAATTGTTAAAAGTTAGTTTGCTCAGCAGCCGCCTCTTCCACAGCTACGTCTGACTCATCTACTTTTACAGCAGCTCCAAGGCTCATTAGCTGGGAGTACCAATTAGCAGCAGAGTCTTTATATTCAGGCTTCGTCTTTCCTGCTGACTCCACTTTCATAACGAAGAAATTTCCTTTATCATTCTTGTCCGACACGCATGACAGGCGCATAGTCGTTCCGAACGCAGGTACAGTTTTACCGAGGGTTCTTGAAATGGATTCGGCCTTCGCGAACAGGGTGGCGACTTCTTTTCCGGCTTTGAAACTAGTGTTTTTAAACTGGATAACAACTGGTAAAAGTACTTTGTCCACATCTGGCATCTCTCCGGTTTCTTCAAACTCTTTCATCATTTGGGCCTGGGCGTCTATGTCTCTTGGCAATAAAGCAAATAGGCTCATGATCTTGGTACGCTTCCACTTAGTTCCTTTTTCAATATAATCCCACTCAGCATTTTCATTGGCCAATGTACGGGGCTCATATCTGCGAAACTCATATTTCTTCCCATCACCTTTTTGATCTTCGGATACAAGCCAAAGATTTTGGAAGGTTAGGGGGATAAATTCCACTGGGGCTTTGTCGTCGCCTAGCTTCTCCGCAGTGCTGCTTCTGACAAAATCGCCTTGCTGGGCTTTACGCTCATTAACCAGGTCAGATAGACCTTGCATAAGCAATAGCTTGGGAAGTACCACATCTGACTTAAGTACCTGAGTACCTTGGGGCAGGGGGTCGACTGGGAGGTTTGTTTCTGTTTTTACTATTTCTTTGCTCATACTTACTTCTTTCTGAAACTAATAGTTTCGTGCAATTTCGGTTCTTTTATTCCTGGAACAGTAAAGTTCATAGCTGCTTCTGCGTCACCACTTGCTTTTACTTGCTCCCATTCCTGCATATAATATGAATTGAGGGTGTTAGAGTTTACCGTAAGCATACTCTTAAGCCCCTTCTCCATAAGATAAGCAAAAAGCTGTTCTTTGGCTTCCGGGCTATCTGGTAAATTAACCCGCCATTTCTCCACTTTGGATACTGTGCCAAAATTAGATTTGTAAGAAGTCTTACCCAACTCCTTCAAGTGGGTAAGAAACTTATTTTCTATTTCTTCTAAAAGCGCGTTCTTTTCAGAAAGGGCTTTCTTATCTATTTCAATATCTTCCCGCATTGCTGCCATCTGCTCAGCAAGGGTTTCCAAATCTTGTACGGTTACTTCGCTCATAGTAAACTCTTTCTTACTTTGTTGAGAAATTCGTCGGATGCGCCATTTTCTTTTTGCACTTCATTCAAACTTCTATTTACTCTTTCTTCCCGCTCTTTTTTAATTCTCTCAAAAAGCTCAGGAAACTGAGTTTCTTCTTTTTGGCGTTCCATGCGGAACTTTGCAGCTAGGTCGTCGAGATATTCATTTTTCTGTGCAAACTTCCCAATGATATACCCAGTGGAAAGTGCGCTATCCAAGGAATCGCAAATAATCATCCAAAGTTTATCTTGGGTGCTTTTTTCATTAGACAGCTTTTCACACAGCTCAATCATTTTATTTTTGAGGGCCAGGTGTTGTCGAGAGGAAATGCTTACTGCTTTGGCAAGCATTTGTCTTTTTCCCTGAGTATTGGCTACTACATCATCATCTGCCGCTTCGATAGAATCTACAGGCAAAAGAGTGGATGCTACTGCTTGTGGAGAGCATAGGGCTTCAAGTAATACACGTTCAGTTGATTTCATGATTTTTCCTTTTTAGTTAGTTGCAATGTTATGTCTCGTAGAATCTTTTCTCCCACTTCTTGCTTATTTGCAAGAGCTTCTAAAATTTTTTCTTCAACAGTATCTTTGCTGACTAAATCAATTCTGGTTATTTTCTCATGCTGCTCAGAGCCACCTCTGTAATTACGGGCCTCTGCTTGGATATCTTGTCTGAGAGAATAAGTACGGGAATATGTAATAGCATAGCTGGCACTTACTAAATTGATTCCTTCCCCACCAGATTCTGGGTGGGCTATTAGCACTCTTATTTTACTATTCTCTTCAAACTCTTTTGCATTGGCTCTGTTCTGGGCGGCTCCGTTGCTGCCATTGATTTCTAGCCACTCTATCCCCAAATCTTTAAGCACTCTTCTTATTTGCTCATAGTTTTGAATCCACACAGCCCACACTATTACTTTGTGGTTAGGAGTTAAATCTTGGAGTAATTCATGCAAAGCCTCTTGCTTGGGATTATATTTCTCGCAAATATCTATTTCATTTCCATCTACTGTTTTGATGTAGCCCGAAGCTATTTGCATTAGGCGCAATGACTTGGTTAACCCCATAGTGGCGCTAGTCACTTCTTCTTTATTATCTTTGGTGAAATAAGCCACATAATCTTCCAGCATGGATTCATACAAGGCTCGTTGGGCAGGGGCCATTTCTACTTTTATTACCTGGCGAATAAGTGGCGGTAAATCCATGCAATCTTTTTTAAGCACTCGCATGGAATTTCTATTAAGCTTTTCTCCTATTTCTTCAAGGGCTCCTTCAATGGGCACCCAGTTGGGGAAGTAATTGTGCTTTGGCATCCCCGCGTTTTTGTCGCGGAAGTATCTCGCTCTAAATCCGAAAAAGTTTGCCCCAAAGGTGTTTCCTGCATCAAGTATTTTATACTGCTGGAAAATATCCATAGGAGAATTAAGAATGGGAGAACCTGAAAGGATATAAACCAAAGGGCGAGGCCCAGAGTAAACTTGGGTCTTTTTGTTATAGAGCATTTTTCCATTTACTAATTTCTCCGCAGCTTTACTTCTCTTAGACGTATAGTTGGCCAGCCTATGGCACTCGTCGAATACTACGGCTTCTGGCTCCCACGCCAAAAAGTCCTCAAAGACTTCCATCTGCATGGTTTCGTAGTTGGTAATGAATATGTGAGGCTTTTCTGAATTTTCCAGAAAGAGCTTTCTACGCTGTTTACCGGAACCAAATAGACAAGTGATAGAATCAGGAGGAATTTTAGAATTGAGCTTAAATTCATTCTTCCAGTTTTCTATAACAATAGGCGGGCAAAAAACAATAGTCTTTAATAGCCTTCTACTTTTGTTATACTGGTTTCTAAGGGTATGAATACAGGCAGCCGACTTGCCCGAACCCGCTTCGGCCAGGAAGCCAAATCCCGGCAGCTTAGAGGCAGCGTTCACCATATCTTGCTGATGTTTCCAAAGCTTTCTTGGCTCGCTCATACAACCAAAGATTTTTTAAGTTCGCGGGATAGTTTTAAATGATCTGTCCAAGCACTAGATAGAGCCCTAGCAAAGTCTTGTAGGTCGTCATCATTGCGAAAGGACAGGGGGCCAAACATTTCTACACCCATAGACCTGGCTCTAATTTCAAAATCAAACCCATCTTTTTGGTCTGTTTCGTCGCGGTCTTTTTTATAAACAATAGTTACTGAGCCTGGGCTCAACAAATCATCTATTTTAGTTTTTTGAAACTTCATAAATTCTCCTCTTGGTAGCTTTGTGGGGCTCAAGGCCACCGTGTCTTTTGCAAATAATTCTATGCAAGGCTATTAAATCCCCCTTAACTGTTTTTAAGGTTCCCTCTAAATAGTCCTCTGTGTTGTCCAGCACCTGGATATAGGCGTTGTGGGGTACATACTCATCTGTTTCCCACTCCGATACTGTTTGCTGTCTAGTGCCTATAATAAGGGATAGCTGAGCCTGGGATAGATTAAACTTAGCCCGAAGCTCTTTGATTGTAGCACTATTCCAAACTTTTTCTTTTTTTCTCATTTGTTTATCCATGTCATGGGGTGATCTTTTCCAAGATACCCAGCAAATTTTGGCCCTATTCCTTTTCTAAACCCCGACACCCACCACATAGGCTGGCATATCACGGGGGCAGCTTCTCTACACACAGAGAACATTAAATAAGAGTGAATGGCAGCGTCCCCATCTTTGGAATAACTAAGGGCCAGGGCTCTACCGCCAATGATTAATTCATCCCAAAAAGAAAGTGCCTCTCCTGCGCTCATTTTGTAAAAGGCTATTTGTCCGGGAAATCTATCGTGTAACAAACTTAGGTCAAACTTCTCAGGATTGACAGAATTGTAACACCACTTGTGCTTAGCTCCGTGATCTACTATTTCTTTGGCTATTCCTTGGTCATAAAAATATGCAGCTGCTGCTAATCCAATGTAATCGTCATGCTCTTGTCGGTCCCCTATTTTATAGGGAGAACGCCAATACAAACCTGGATAGCCTTTTACTCCAGAGGATTTAATTACTTCGCTGAGCGGTCGGACAGGGGGCTGACCTTCTTTGTAAGCAGCTACATAATAGAGCCCAGTATGAAGCAGTAAATTTCCCGCCCCAGGCCCATCCACTCCTTTGTCATTCAGGGTAACTAGGCCAATAGGGTCTATGTATAGAGAAATAACCAGTAGCCAAAAAATTTTCATTTGTACCTCAGTTCACATTTCTTCTCATGGCCTTGTTTTACACAATGCTCTACTGCTTTCTCTGTTACATTTTTGACATTTTCACCACGTTCGTGGTTACTTTGTGACATTCCCAGTATTCCAATTGTGAAAATAGCTATTAAAAATAGACCCATAAAACCTCCTAAAATCATTAAACAAAATAATGTCTGTACATCAAATATTACAAATTATGATTCGTAATATGGGCACCCGCCAGCGCTTCTTTGGCTACATCGTGACCGTCAAGAACCTGGCCAGCTACTAAAACAGTGGCGGGGCAGGTAGAGCTTCTACGAACTTTTACAATAAAATTTCTAAGCCTTTCGATTTCCTTATTCTTCTCGGCAATAAGCGCGGAGTGTTCTTTCATACTTAAATATTCTTCTCTTTCATCTGTTTTTTCGTAATTTGTCCACCCGTCCAAATCAGGCTTATAACAATTCTTACCAACAAATTCAGATCGAATAAACATACGAGAAAACGCTTTGCCGCTGCTCATTTTACTTTCCTTTTCATTGCACCCGTTAGTGCAAATACCGCTGCCCATCATACAATCAGGATAAACGCAGTAATTCATTTTATTCCTCTCTGCAATTTCCATCACAGCGCTTATCTTGGCACCAAGTTTTGTGGCTAGCAGGAATAGCCCCACCGCCTTCAAGCATCTGCTCTATTTCAATTATTGCATTCATTGCCATAAGACAAACGATTGATTGGTCTGAATGCCTTTCTATTTTATTAAGTGCCTCAACCAACTTCAGCACGATGGGCTTGAGGGAGGCGGCGCAATCTTCGTACCCAATTTTTAATAAGCGAGAAAT